TCGGTTTTAATTAAATCTATTCCGCTTGTCGCATCAGTAATATTTTTATTAATAACAATACTACTTGAAGGTTCACTTACAGAACCCGAAACCCAAAATTCCGCTGGTACAGTCTTTTGAGTCTGAGCTAAATGAGAATATAAATCTACTCCATTCACTTGTACCTTCACAGAACCAGCACTTATTTTATACCCAGAATCTAATGTAACACTAAAAGATGACCCCGAAGCCAAACTATAATCTAAATGTCCTGGATATGTTGAACCTGAATCACTTCCTGAATAACTTGCCATCTTCATAGACAATGCTCTATTAGCATATCCCTGATTTATTATAGCTTTGATATCTACACTTGAAGAAGGTTCACCATTACCTCTCATAATGTACATCGTTGCTCCACCGAAAGTATTAGTAAACTCTAAATCCTGAGTCTCCACACCCACACCACTTGATACACCACGTATAAAATCAGTCGCTGACCCCAAACCACCAGGAGCCGAACCTCCACCTGTTCCAAAAATTCTAATATCCTGAGCTCTTCTATCTGGTCTATACAAAGAACTTACTGATAAATTAGTTTCATCTACAACATTTACACTTCTCGGTGTAAAAGCTTTTTGTGTATTAATATAATTGTTAAATGATTCTGGTATCAAGTATCCCCTAAATGAAAAACCAAATGTTGTTTTTATAATTCTCTCATTATCCCCAAACTCAGTAGCATCTTCAAAACTTTCTATATTTACTTTGAATTTAAATTTACCTGGTTCACCCCAATAAGAACCGTCTGAATAATTTATAAGTTCTACAATCTTATTCATCTGTTCTATATAAGCAGTCCAAATAATACACTCATAGGTTAATGTCATAAAGTCAGGCATTGCTACTGTATAAATTTCTTTTGTAGGAATTAATCCCTGTTGTACAGCAAACTGATCATATCTTTGTTTTTGAGTAAATCTTTTCTCAAAAGTATAAAAGTTTTTAGGGTCATTAGCATCTGTCTTATCTATTGGCATACTATCATCTTTAGCCATACTTGACCTTTTAAAAACTATAAGAGGTGTTATAATTTGTCTTTTAGTATCTCTTAAATAACCATCCTTTTTTACTGACTTCCATCTCTCAGGATTAGAATATAATACAGGAACTTTTATAGTTTCGCCCTGTTCTATGGCAGTAGGTTTTATCACTTCATTAAAGTAATACATAATAGCAGCATCAACATCCATTAATCCTACTGATATATCTTTTACGTCATCGTCCCGTCTACTTACATCATGTCCTCTATTTAGTTTTCTACCGAGGATAAGACGTTGTGAACGGGGTAATGGTTTTAATCTTGCCATTAAATACTTCTAATCCTTTCAATTTGAAGGTTACTTTTTCTTACTAAGAACGCTGCACAAATCACAGCCCAATTAGCATCTACTTGACCACCGACTAACTGATTTTCGTTTATATTACTTACTTCCCAATGAGCATAATTCCAATCAAATATATCACCAAGTTCTACAACCACTCCCAAATCAACTAGTGTTTGTCTTACAAAAGAGAATATACCATCCTGTCTTAAATCAGGTCCAAACTCATCTGTAGTAAAATCAAAATCAGTAGCTTCTACAGTACAAGCTATTTGGATACCAGGTTGATAAATTTTACCTTTAGCTGCTTCTCCATATAAATTTGTTTCTGTGTCATAACGAGAAATTTTATATAACACAATTGTTTGGTTTATTATACCATCTTTACCTTCAGCTAACTTACCAATAAGTTCATGATTAAAGGTATCTAACGTTTTCCTGTCATTTTCAGATAAAAATCTTGAAGGCATATTTTTAACCTATATAAATTGGATAAGGTACTTTATTTAACTTCTCTTGTAAAAAGTCGGCTTCATCTTTATCAGCTTCTAACAAAGCTTTTCTACTTGTTTGGTCTAACATTTCTCTTAGTTGTTCTACAAGTATTGTTTTCTCTTCAGTAGCTTCAGACCTTAAAGTTTCTCCATCCAATGTTGTTTCTGCATTAGGAATAGGTATAGAACCATACTTACTTCTTACTATACCCAATAGTTCTTTAGTCAGAGCAAATCCATATTTTCTAATCCATTGTCTACCTGGATGGTTAATATACTGATATTGCATATTATCAAAAGGAGCATTGGAAAAATCTGACACTGTATCTACCGAACCACTAAATTCTGTAATTAAAGGATTGTCTCTATCACTAACAACTATATACTGTACCCATAACTTAAAACTGTCTACTGGGTCTGGAAATACTCTTAATTTATTATTTTGTAGTGTAAATGAATAAGCTGATTTTCTAACTTGGTCATTAAATTCTATAGCCTGTATTCTTAACAAATCCTCAAATACTGGCATCATTACAAATGACACGGCTGGTGAATATTTACCAAATCCAAATCCCTGAACAAGATTTATAGTACCATAACCAGTAGTAGCGTAAGGGTCGAAATATCTTGATATCGCGGGACTTGATTCATAGAATACCTTTTTTATTTCTATAGCTTTATTACTTTCCGAAGCTTCTGCTATAATTTTATTTAAGTCATATACTTGACTACCACTCGTTACATTTACAGAACCAGATTTATATTCTACAAAACCACCCACACCAGCTTCAGTACCATACTGTTGTGATAAAAATACATTTCTACCCAAAGTTGGTGTTACTTTCTTATGTGTAAAACTAGAACCTGTACTTTGTCCCTGTAAATGGAGTAAGTTATCTCTTATATTAAATTGATTTACTTGTGAAGAATATTCTGTTATTGATTCCTCTAAACAGGCATAAAATTGTGTATCTTGTAGTTCAACATCCATGATTGGATAACCCAGTCTCTTAGCACACCACGTTGCAAACTTCGGTGCTTCACTTTGAAAGTCTGAATCAACATCATAAAAACCAAATGGAGTGCTTCCACTAACTGCTGAACCTGAACCAGGCCAAATTGCTTGTTGTGCCATTATATTCTCCTATTAAATAGAATTACTCATTAATAAATATTAAAGCACAAAAAAAGGGTGAGTTTCCTCACCCTTTTTTGTTTTCGTTTCTACGAGTGAACTAAGTATTAAACAAAATTCACGTCGGCAACAACGACTGTACCATAGAACTCTGGACGCACCATTTTCTTGGCATAACGTGTCATTACGCCCTTACGAGGTGTGAAGTTCTTAGGATCATACACCAGAGGTGTCATGATGAGGGGTACATACGGTGCATAAACAGCGCCGGTCTCAAGGAAATTACTTCCCCTGAATCCCATGAGAATCGTATTCTCTTGCATATAGGGGTTCTTGTAGACAGTAAATCTGTTATTCAACAGACCAACTTTCTGAACTCCCATCGCGTACTGCATATTTGTAGAATTACCATCCGATGTAGTCGCGTATCCTGGAATTGACTCAAGAATCGTAGCAGTCTCTGGTGAAACAACTAACCAGTTAGCACCACCACGTAGTGTTTTCTGATGAATTGCATTAGATACTGCTTGTATCTTGTTTCCAAGAGTCTGGAACCAAGCACCCTTTGTATAGGCGTTGGAGTTACCAGAATTTTCCGTAAAGGAATTAGATACTACGTCATAGTCGAAACCGACTTTAGCTGACCAGTATTCTTTCTTAGCGACCGCATTGGCTCTTAACATATCGAGGATTTCCAAATCAATTTCCATTGAAACGTACTCACTCAACATAGAGGTAAGTTCTGCTTCAGCATCAACACTATGATAAGCATTGAGGTCTTGAGCTAACTCAGGTGTCCAGACGGCTTTCAGTTTACGTGTCTTAGCGACAATCGCAACTGAACGCATCTGAATGTCAATCTCTGGGATTCCCATATCACCTTCAGGGTTAGCGTCAGTCTGTGTAGACGTGGCTTCAAAATCACCACGTGTCACATCTGTCGGTGCTTTGTGATACTTAAGTGTCACAGAGCCCCTAAGTGCTGGGTTATCCATACCAAATGAACCAGATGCAGGGTCAATTACGAATTTAAATAAACTCGCGCTTGCCTGTGTGTAAGCGGGATACATCTTAGTAATCTGATTTTCACCACTTCCACTGAGTTCAAAGGCACGTACACCATCTAGGTCAGGATTAGAAGCAGAGGACTGTACGAAGGTAGCCGTATATAGGTTACCTGCGGCTATAGATGCCGATAAGTCAGGTTCAAAATCAACATCCTTCCAAACAGCAGATGCTGTTGTGACGGCTGAAATTCCTACTGACTGATCGTTAATGGAATATCCAAAACGACCGGCCCCATAAAGACCCTGCGTTGCATCACCTGAACCAGATGTTACACCAAAGATATCATCACCTTTACCAAAGTTAGGTCCGGCAGTACCATATTTGAAGTCTAGAAAGAAAATGAGACCTGAAGGAAGGTTCATCGGCTGAACAGAAACAAAGTCCTGTGCTGCCAACTCACCAAAAATCCTACGAACCAAGGGTAGTGCAACACCACTCCATTCCTCAGAATTAGAGCTAGTTCCAGTCCTTGCAGATTCGTCAATTAACTGACGAGCCTGGTTTTCAAGAAGAACAGCCATACCATGTAGTCGCTGTTCATCTTCAATACCTTCGAGAAGACCTGTAGGTTCCCACTTTCCAATTAGCTGCCGAGTTTGCTCGAGAAGCTGACGATGCGGGTTGTACCCGTCCATGATGGATTCTATTGCATTTAATTTAGACATTTAATTTCTCCATAAAGAACGGTTGTTAAAAAATAGTTAAACAATATTAGCAAGTTTCTGAAAACGTGCCTTCAACTCTGTACCTTCGGAAATAACTTCCTTGTTTTTAGGTACAGTTGAAGCGACAGGTTTTGAAGCAGATCCCTTGCTCTCTGTAATTTCGGTACGGGCTGGAGTACCAAACGATTCGGCCATCGTTGTGTAAACAAGTTTGACTTCTCGTAATGTTTTTGCCCTGTCAAAAGTCTCAACAACTTTCATCTTCTGATCATTATTTAAACCGTGATTACGGAATAATTTGTTAGTGAACAAAAGTTTAGCGTTAAGTAAATTGACCTCACTAAGTTTGCTACGCAAGTACTTAATGACATTCCTGTGCTCTTCGAGCTCTGTTTTGAGTGATGTTGCATCTTCTTCGACGGCTTCAGATTCATCTTCCGCAGCGAGTGCTTCGAGGACTTCCTCTAGATCAATCTCTTCGGAGTCTTCATCTTCTGTCAAAGTTTCTTCAACACTATCATCAACTGACTCGTGATGTTTGGCTTTAGAAGCAGAACCGATACCTGTGGTATCAGAGGCTTTCTTATTGACTTTGTTATCACCTTTACCAATATCAGAAGAAACATCGTTTTCATCAAGGTCCTCGTCGCCTTCGGCCACTTCTTCCTCTTCAAGTTCTTCTGTCTCAGTATCTTCATCAAGCTCTTCATCGTCACTCTCATCCAGGTCATTTTCATCACCTTCTTCGAGTTCCTCTTCGAGCTCTTTGATAACTTCGTCTAAGTCATATTCGTCAAGGTCGTCTTCGACCTCTTCTTCATCTTCCATATCAGCAGGCTCTTCTTCCTCACCTACTAACCTGTAAGTATGTCCATTGACTTCGATTGTTTCAGCCACTTCTTCTTCCATTTCCTCATCCTCATCCTCGTCAGGTTCCGATTCCATTTCGTCTTCGTCACCATTACGAGCATAGTCAGTTGCATCCTCACCCACCTCGTCTTCAGGTTCCATTTCATCTTCCTCTTCATCTTCAACCTCTTCATCCTCAGCAACTTCGTCGCCAATTTCAGATTGAATTTTCTTAGAAAGCATGGACTGTAAACGTGGGGTAAAAGCTTCTTCAAGAGCTAATTTAGCATTTTCCAATGCTGTTTCACGAACTGCCTTAGCGTCTGCGATAGCTTCTTTTAAAAGATCATCCATTTTAAATCTCCACATTAATTAAACACAAGTTTCGACCAGAGACTTATGTGTGTGATTGGATTCAATAAAGTTATTAGAAACTTTAATAGTATCAACTCGGGTACATCATATGATAGTTGAATAACTGATGATGTATTCTTTCTATATTATAAATATAAGAAAGTAATAAAAAAGATTAAAACTTAAAACATTTTTTTAATGTTCAAGTAAATCGTTAGCAGTTCTTATTCTACTTCTTGCTCTTTTTTCTCTATTAATTTCAGAAGGTTTTCTGTAAAATTCTTTTTTTCGTAAATCTAAAAGTAATTTACTTTCCTTTACTTCTTTTTTTAACTGTCGTAAAGCTCGTTCTAAATTATTATTTTTTACTATAACCTGAATCACTGAACAGTTTTAATCCGATTCATTATCTCCACGCCAATTTTTATCAACGTAATTATAAAATTCTTTCTTTTTATCATCGGGTATTTGATCGGGTTCTGACACACCGTATTTCTTTAGAGCTGCCATAAAGAATTTTTGATATTCTTCTTTATCACCTTTTTCAGGTCCATGTTCTCCATTATCGTGTGTCTCTTCCATTTCGTTCAGATCATAATATCTACCAAGAATATGTCCCATATCTTCATATAGACCAGACATTCTTTCTTGTAGTGATTGTGCTTCAGTAGCTACTTTGTTAAAAGACTTAGAAAGGTTAGTAAGTTCCTTCATGTTACGACCTATCGTAACTTTATCAAACCACTCATCAGTTTCGCGAAGAGTATAAATACGAACTTGATTAGCAAGCTCCGAAAGTCCTTTGGCTACATCTTTAAGATTACCTTCTCGATAGATGTGTTTTCCCATAGAACCAAAATTACGAATATTGTCACTAAACTCTTTAAGATTGAGGTCTTCCTCTTCTTCTACATATCCGATTTTTTCTTTTACTAAGTTAGATAACTTAATTCCATCAGTAGTAGGAAAAGAGTTTCCACTTACCATTCCACCGACAAGTGAAATGGTACCTTCTTTTAAAAGGTCTTTCAACTTAATCATTATATTCTCGGATCGGATTCTCATTAATAAGATAATTAATGTATTCATCACGTTTCTGTTCAAACAAACGTTGACGCCTCAACCATTCCTGATATTCCTTCTCAGCGGTAAGGAGCTTTTTGTTTTGAGGTTTAAGATACTTTTCAAGTAGTTCATATCCACGTTCAGATATAACATAATCTTTCCCAAAAACTTCTTTGTTTTTGGATGTTGTAATACCCAATTCTTTCAAAGTTTCGTGACTAAACTGTTGTTTTTCTGTATCTTCAATATCAAATTTATCAACAACCTTAGCCTCATTTAATGGTTCATTTTGTCGGTCTACGAGTTCTCTTAAAATCTTTTTACCAACATCTGATAGTAATTCACTCATTGTTATACTCCTATAATTGTATATTACACTTCAGTAATAAATATAAAGTTATCTTAATTTTCCTCTTTTTGAGTAACGTCTAAATCCATCTCTTACTTTTGCCCATAATACTCTCATAAATTCTTTTTCCCCTGTATGTACTAAGTTAGCAGGACCAGTTTGAATACTTTTTGATAAATCCATAGCATCATATCTTCCACCTTTTACACCATCCATCATTATTTTTATAGTTTGTTGAGACGCTTTACCCAAAATTTTTGTTATTCTTTTCATATCTGATTCTACTTGGTCTCTTGCTTCTGTTGAACTCCAAGCTAATTCATTAATTTTTGGTTTTTGAAAGGAACTTCCTAAAAAAAGTCCACTTGATCTTGGCATTGAAAAATACTTACCTTCCAATATCATTCTTTTATATGGTGATTTTTTACTCATTTCATCACCAGATGTGCTAATTTAACCATTTTAAGTAAAGGCATTTTATCTAATTTCTTTTGTAATCTAGGATTTTTATTATAAGCTTTATAGGTTTGTATAATAAAATTTGCTGTAGTTAAATCTAATCCCTTTTCATGTTGTTTATTTTTAACTACCCGTCTTGCTATATCAATACCACTTTCTTTTGCTTCATCCATTCCTATCTTTTTTCTCAGAGTAGCTATTTTTTTTCTTACTTTCATTTGTACAGGACTTTTTGCTGGTAATTTCAAAGCTTTGTTATATAGTTTTAACAAATCAAGTTTTGTATCTTCATTTACGGATTCTTTTAAACCTGCATTTTTTCTCATCATTTTAACTTTATCTTTAAGATAATCTAATTGTTGAATTATTGATTCAGGTTCAGTATCAGGACTTCTAAGTTCTTTATAAAAATCCATTACATCTCGAGCAAAATGTTTAGCATTTACTTGTAATAATTTAACATTCATTTTTTTAGCTTCACTAATATCGTCATCCGTACCACCTGGTGTTTTTAATTTTTTACCATCTACTGTATGAGTGTATCCACAAGTTCCTTCACCTACGGATTCTTTCTTCTTTCTCTTACGAGCAGCATCCATAGCAGCTTTATTCTTTCCAGCTCTTTTTTTATACTTTTTAAGATTCTTCAGTACATTATCACCTAAACCTTCATCTACGGATTCCACTACATCAAATTCAATATTCTTACCTTTTCTTTTAGTAGCCACATCTATAAGACTTTTCAGTTGAACATTACCCATTCTTGTTTTTAATTTTTTGAGCTGTCTCGTAACATATCTTCTATCACCTTCAAACTTTTGTTTACCGTTTTTATCCCAAACACCATACCAACCACGAGTATTAGTTAATCTTATATGATATTTAGTAAATCCTTCATTTACGGATTCAGTATATACCCTATGACCATATTTATCTTCAATACCAATTGAAGCTCTTGGATATTTTTTCTTTACATCTTCATAGTGAGCAGGAATCTGTTGTAGTATTTTTACTATTCTATTGTGTATTACTTTTCTTTTTGCTTTATCATATACTACGATAGACCAAGGCCCTGCTTTACTTCCTTTACGAACACTCGTCATAATTTTAGACCACTTACCTTCATTTACAGATTCTTTCTTTTCGGGGTCATATTTAAAATCTGGATTTTCAGGGATTCTATAACCATCTTTACCTTCTTTACCTTTTACTGCAAAAACGGATTCAACTTTTTTCTTCTTACTTAATTCTTTAGCAACTTTTACAATTTCTTTAAAACTTTTATCCCAACCCATTTCTTTCAAATGAATAGCTAACGAGCCAAGTACATGACCATATCCAACTCCCGTACCTTTATGTTGTCCTGCCCAATGTTTAATTCTACTAGATAACTGTGCATCATTCAAATCTTCAAATATAGCTTCTTTCTTTAACCTACTTTTCTCTGCTCTACCTCTATTTTTAGACTCTTTTTCAAATCCCACAATTTTGCCTCCCTTATGTGATGCATCTTTACCATCACCGTTCCCATAAGTACCTCTTTTTCTATTGTATTGGTTCAACTCTGCTCTATATTTCTTTGCTTTAGTAGATGACTGAAATTTTTTGTATTCTGCTTTATAATCACGTTCTTCTTTCTTTACTTTAGTTGGTAATCCTTTATGTTTAGTAGAAGCATAATCTTCAGCACTCTTTTTCTTCATACTCTTGGCTGCTTTCTGTGCTACTTTAGAAAATTTGGAAGCTGGTTGTTCACCTTTTTGAATTGCGTGAACAATTCCCATAAACTTCTGTTGTTTTTTAGAAGTAGCGGGCATTAAATATAGCTCCGATATTTTGGGTCTTCACCTTTAATATAAGACGCATTTTGTTTTATTAAACCAACAGCTGTTTGTACCTTATCTGGTTTACCCTCTACTCCCATATAAGAAGCATAATTTCTATCTTTTTTTCTTGCAGGTTTACCAGGCTCCGATGCATACTCCCCTGTTATTGGATTATTTGCTGTAACAATAAGAATACCACTACCTTTCCATTCCCATTGATAAACATCATATTTACTCTTTACAAGTTTGCCTTTAGGTTTTATCTTTAAAACCGATAAAACTTTATGAAACCCACCAGGTTTAAAATCTGTTAAATCAAATCCGTATTTATTTCCTTCTGTCAGTATATCAATTAATTTAATCATTTCATTTTCCCAAATACTTTTGTTAATCTTTCCATCATATCAATTATAACAGGTAAATTCTTATGGTATTTTTCTGCCCATCTTTCTGGGTTTCTCACTCTTTTAAGAGACTGTTGTAAATCATCGAGTGCATAATTAATTGTTTTCCCGGCATCGGCTGGATCTATATATGCTTCTTTAACTATGTCTTTTAACTTAATCATTAGTTTGTTCTCGGTCCATCTTTCTTTCGCCACTTATCATTAATCTTACCATATGTTTTCCACATACCATCTAATTGCTTAGAAATACCTTCAACTTGTTTACCAATTTTCATCATCTCTTTATTATATTCAGCCGTCATTTTACGAAAATTATTAAAATCATTCCAACCATATTGATCTGACTCTGAATATCCCCAATTTGTTGTACCTTTTGTTACAATATCTTTAAATGCATTATGTAAGCTTTGTTGAGCTGTGAGTGGATCATCCCCACCTTGTACTTTAAACGTTTCGTCAAGTCTCCAATTTCTCCACTGTTTATTCATTTCCATTACTTCACGTTTTTTCATTTTATTCTCCACTATGAGCTATATCAGTTTCTAAAAAAGCTTTTAAAACTCCACGTTTATACAAAACAGCCAGAGCTTTAGTTGATTCACCTTTTCTAACATACTTATTCACTTCACTCATATATCTTTTAATACCCTGTTGAAGTTGTTTTCTTGTCATCACCCCATATCCAGGTATCTGAACTTTTGCGCCTAACGGTGTGTCCACTCCTTTTTTTGGTGGAGTAAGTTGAGCTTCTCTTATTGTTTTTAGTAATGATCTTAAACTAATCATTTATTATACTCCAATTATAATATCATGAATGGTTGCTTCTATACCACAATATTTACCACAATCTTCTGGTAACCGTACACCATTAACTATATCTTCCACTCCTTCTTTTATTGGATACAAAAACGCACCCTGTGTAGATGGATTTGAAACAAAATCAAAAGCTATTAATTCAAAGTCAGGTTGTACTTCCTGTGTTTCGGCGTCTTCTGTCATATTTTCCACAGAACCAAGACCACGAGAGCTAATTCCAAGTTTAATTCCACTCTTAAATAATTCTTTTAATATATTTCCAGCTGGGGTTCCAAGAACCTCTACCGTACCAACAAGATTATCTCCTTCCCAATGCATTGCCTTTATATTATGAGAAGCATTCTGTAAATTAACCACAGAACTTTCTGGATGGTCTAATTAACCAAGGGCTCTATTTTCTGATATAAATGTATCACTATACTTACCAGCCTCCCTCACCAATACTTCTTTTGGATATACTCTACCATTTTGATTTTTACTATTGGCTCTCTGAAGAATACCAGTAACAACCAACCTACCGCCATTTTCTTTCATAGATTCTACTATACGTTCTTGACTTATCTCAAAAAGTAAAGTATCTACTATTAATTGTTTTGACATTCTATATATCTCCCTATGTTGCTTTCTTTACAATTGAAATAAGTTCTCTCATAAATTTTGTTACGTTATCTTTATATGACATACGAAGTTTTTTAGACAACTCTTTATATCCAACTTCGCGATTCAGTTGATCATCAAGTTTATACATTGTATTTCTAAACTTTCCTTCTCTATCTTGTAATTTTCTTAATATAGTTTTTATTTTACGAGTATCTAATTGTTCAGTAAGTTCTTCTCTAATCATTTTTCTGATCTGTTCTTTTATTTTTTTCATTATGCTTTCCAAGACCCCGCATATCCCATTTTTTTAATCATCTCTTTTAATTCTCTCATAAACGTATAAAATCCAACATTCACATCTGCCTTGTTTTCATATTTCTTTATTGTTTTATAAATATCTTTCTGAATTTTTGTAAATGCTTTGTATAAATCGTGAGCTGGTGCTTCCTTTAATAATTCTTCTCTAATAATTTGTCTTAGTTGTGTTTTAGTTATTTTCATCAGCTTCTTACCCTTATAATTTCTTCTCTCATTTCCTCTAACTTCCTAATCCACTTATCTATAAATTTAATTGTTTCAACCTTATTAGGTTCTTCCCCCCTTACCGTTGTTTCCTCAACCAACCAACGACGTTTCAAATTAGATAAACTTAATAATTTATGTAAATAATTAAGTCCATCTATTTCCCAAGATGACCTTCTCATAATATAGATTAATAAAGTTGACCAATCCTATTAGCTAGTTTTATTAATCTCTCACTTATACCTTTTAAGGCCTTATGAGTATTCTTCCAATAATCAATTGAATTTACACCCATTTCTTTTTTTAATCTTACATTCATAGAAACTTGTTTCTCAAGTTCCACTAATTTATTTTTTACTTCTCTTACAGAAGCTCCAATTTTTTGTTTTGGATTACTCTCTGAGTTATTTCTCCAAGTATGATACACGCCCTCTTTCACATTTTCCTTTACTTTCCATTTTCTAATGCGAGCATGACGCCAAGCTTCCGAACCAATATGGTCTTCCACATATTTTTCAGCTGCTTTTTGACTATTAAACACCATACGTAATCCACCATAAATACTTTTAGGTAAAGTTAATATAAACTTATGAGTAGGTTTCTTTAATATTGCTCCACCACGTGGTAAACGTGTAGTTGTCCTAGCTTCTTGAACATAATTATATCCACTCGCCTTTGCTATACTATTCTCTTTCTTTTTGTCTTTCTTTCTTTTAGATTTGGATTGAAATGCGTACGGAGTTTTCGGCGGACCTTCTCCACCATCAATATTACCAGTAACCGAGACTTCCTCTAAAGTCTGTTTTATTAATTCTCTAATATACTGTCTTAACTCTTCAAGCTGAGTGGACATCATCTAGCTCCTTAATTAATTGATAATATCTCATCAATGTAACTACGTGTTTATCTCTTACAAGTTTACCAGTAGTACTTGTTGACGTTTGATTGATTGCTTCATTTAATTTAATCTTAGTTACTGGGTCATCTACTTTAGGTAAATGTTTTTTAAGAATCTTTTTAACTTTAACAACCTCATTATCAATAAATTCACGGAGAGAATTAGTATTTGAAATATTATTAATATATTCTTTTAATAAATTCCTCTGTGCGGAATTCAATGACTTATATTTATTATTAAATTTATCAACCAATATTTGATAACTTAACAATTTTAAATCTTTATCTTGCTTTTCAAACCCTTCTATAATTTTTTTAGTTCTTTTCTCAGTTTCTTTAGCAATATCAGCAGACGCTTTATTCTGTGTAATATGTTCTATAATACTAAATCTACATTTTGTAGATACAGACGGGTCAAAGTCTTCATTTACAGTTTCTGCTTGAAATAATTTATAAATAGAAGCAATTACTTTATAGTTAGGTATTCTTGACTTAAAGAAATCTTCAATATTAAAAGTTTCTTTTATTTCTTTAATTAAATTGTATTTTTCACGACGTAACACTGAATTAACCAATTTTTGTCTATTTTTAATTACATTATCCAAAAAATGAGTTGCTTTCGTTTCACTATTAAATTTTTCATTTATTAAAGTCTGATATAAACGAGATTCTTTACCGAGAGTTGTATTTTCATTAAAATATTTCTTCAAAATTATTATTGATTTTGAATTGTTGTTGTTTAATACATCTACAGCTATTTGTCTAGATAAAAGTTCAAAAAGAATACCTGTATTCCTAAATTTAGAATGCTTTATTGTTGTCATCATGAAAATACTCTCCAACTTTTACTTACAATTACTCAAATATAAATATTAAAACTTCCTAAAATTGTATCATTTAGACACTTTAATTGAAGCAGAAACTTCACTGCTATATTCATCTTCCAATACCGATGACTCGTTAAGTATCTTCTTATCTATTTTATTTCGTTTTAATTTATCCAAATGAGCTAATGCAAGTGGTGTACCGCCTTTAAAGGTATGACCATATTTGGGATTAGAAGAAAAAGCTTTCTTCTTATCGTGAGATCCTAATGGATCTCTACCCCGTACATGAGAATCTTTTTTATAATGAGATGGTTCATCAGGTCTACCAGCTCCTTCCCAACCACCTTCGGGTGAACCACCCTCGTCATTTATTTCGTGTCCTGTTCTACCCATAGCCATATCAGAAGGTGTTCCCGCGGCTTGACCACTTTCTTTAGGATCATTACCTTCTGCCTCTATCTGTTCACGTCTGAACTTATTCTTCTTATCAAAAACAATCTGTTCATCCAGTTCTTTAATCTCGTCTTCAGTAAAATTAAAAATATTTTTATAAATCCACTCGGACGACATTATACCATCAGTCAACATAGCACTCGCTAGACTTGTTTTCTCATTCCACAGCGATATTTTTTCTTGTTCATAGATTGTAGATGGATTTGTTATTGATAATTCAAAGTTAACTAACTCTGCATCTGTAAATCCTTGAGCATATAAATGAATAATGGCTATCTTAGTCAATTCTGAAATAGTTATTCTTTGTATCCGTTCAATTGTACGAGCAAATCTAACATCTTCTGCTGCTAGTGTAGCCTTTGAACCTACTTCTTCTTCAAAACCAAGAAATGCTTTTGGTACACGAAGTGAAGCTAAAAGTTTATTTCTCAAATATTCTATATCATCAATAGCTTCATAAGTTAAACCAGGTAATGAATCTATACTAGTACCACTATCTCCGCCACGAACTGGTAAGAAGAAATCCTCTGTGATATTCTGCATATTATATTTTAGGTTATAATCACCAGTATTTTCATCTACATAAGGTGCTTTCTTCATTTTACTAATAACCTTTTCCATATAATTATCAACTTCAGCTGGTGGTATATTTCCTATATCTAACCTAAATATCCTTTTCTCAGGAGCTCTCATAATACGATGAATTAACATAGCATCTTCCATCAACATTAATTGTTTCCAAACCTTACGTGTCCCTTCTACCATTGATTTTCCATAAGGTAAGAAGTTAGAATCACTCAATAACCTAAAATGAGCAACTTCATAATTTTCTAATTCGTGTTTTTCACCAGCCTGAGCTGTATGTAAAGTATGACGAGCATCTCCAGCCTCTATAGTAAATTTAACAAAATTGGACCTTTCTATTTCTTCTGGAGTAGTACCTTCTGGAGCTGCCTCGGGACCTTCTAACCTATTCACATCATACGCAGATAAAGGTGTTACATTCATAATACCATACTTATCATCAATATTTAATTGTAAATAAAAATCACCATACTTACACATATTACGAATCCAAGGCCATAAATTAAATTCTATATTCAATATATCATAAAATAAATTATGTAATATGGTTTTAATGTTTTGATTATCACTATGAACTTCAAGTACACTACCGTATTCATTCTTCATAGTAGATTCATCAGCATAAATATCTAAAGCAGATGCTATAATCGGGTCATTATCCATTGCTTCATAATCTTTAAATAAACCTAACCTCAGAGCTTTAGTCAACATACCAACTCCACCATAACCAGAACGCGTACCACTATGTAAACGTTGAAATCTATCTACTAACTTATTTTTACCCATATATTGTAGTTCATCTGTATCTACAATTTTTAATTTACGACCCCCAACATTACGAACTATTACATTCGCACTAAACATTCGTAATAATCTACTTCTTAATGATGTGTCTGCCATTTTTTCCTCTATTTAATTAACCAAGTTAAATCTTCTTTTTCATTACCGACTTCCAATTCCCAATAATCTGTTTTAATTCCAGTAGGAACTTTTACAGGTTCAGGAATATTGATACTACTAAGAGCCTGTTTAGATAATTCAATACCCTCTGCTCTTAATCTTAAAGCTGTTTCTCTTACCCACAAACCTATACTAAAACTTAATACTAAATCATCATTGTATCCCATCATAGCCTCGGCCTTAATTCCATTATATATAAATACAAAAAGTTCATCCACCAACCTCTGCGACTTAACAATAACTGACTTTTCTCTAAAAAATTCTTCTAATTTAGCTATAACTAAAGGTCGTGATTTCATTGACATTGTAAAACCAGGTACCATATTCCTTTCAGCTATTCTATACTTATTGCTCATTTGATATTTAGTATCAACATATTTTAAATCTTTAGATGTATAGAATAAATTTTGATAATCTCTATCAATAGCTTGTTGAATAGTCGCCCAACCAATATTATTATTTTCTATGACTAATAATGCGTCATTATATTCCGTAGCCACATTAACACAAAGATTACCAAAATCTCTTGTTGATAATCTACCTTTATATTCAGCAACCTGTTCTAACCCCTCTACCTCTATAACGTGAAGAGCTGAAAAGTCACTACCATCTCCTCTACTTACATCAGCGCTAACTATATAATCTTTACCATAATTCGCTGGTTCCCATATCCATAAATTACTATCAATACCTCTTTTTTCAATAGGTTCTTGAACTTGAGTATTTCTATACTCCTCTAAAATAGTACCATCTATAACAGTTTGACCAGAAGTTATGAAGTCACAATCACATTCCTGGGCTGCTAATGAAGGTCCTAACAATTTATCCTGTTCTTCTCTCCACTCACTTCCTCTATCTGGATGTAACGACCAATGTAATCTTATATAATTAAATTTGTTAACACTATCCTCAGCATCCATCCAAGTTCTATGAAACCAATTACCTACACCATTTGGAGTAGATAACGTTATACATCTACCACCCGTAGCAAGTGCTTGTTGGGCAGAAGTCCAAATTTGGTCAATCTTTTCAATAAACGCTGCTTCATCTAATATCAGTAATGACAATGCTTCTGACCTACCAGCCTCTTCCTTACTAGACACAGCTTTTACTTGTGAACCATTCTTATATCTTAAAGATAGTTTATTATCTTCTACACACGGCTGTTTTAACCAAGAAGGTAGATTAGCGTGCATAACTCTAACTTTGGTAACCAAATTTTTAGCTGTATCCTGTTTAGTAGCAATAACCAAAATATTTTTATCACTTCTAAAAGTCATTAACCACAATGAATAAGCTGCTACCAAAGTAGACATTCCCAACTGACGGGCCTTTAGTACAATATTATAATCGTGTTCAATAAACTCACTTAAAGTTTTCTCTTGAAAGTCATATAACAAAAATGGTATCTTACCCTCTATCGGGTGTTGTATAACTCCATATTTTTTTATAAAATATGCTGGATTAGATATACACTTTGCATACTCTTCTCTTATGATGTTTTTTAGATTTTTATCGTCACTCATCTATTCTGAATATAGTAATTTTACAATACCAACAGTTCCAACTTCAGCTTTTGACACACCAATGTCATATTGACTCTTTACATCTACATCAGCACCTCTTATTTCACCACCAGATGACAAAGACATAGTTACATGAGAAGATGAAACAACAAGAAAACCAGAAACTCCTGCTCTGGAACCTGTAGCATCGTAAGTTTCACTAGGACCTACTGTTACTTCTCTATTATGTTTACCTTGTTTTCTTTGACCTTTGGTTCTATCTATCCAACCTATTTGGTACATAGTACCAGTACCATCACCAGTTGTATACTCACCCATTAGTTTTCTCCTCTATTATATATATGTATATACATTACTTACTTACAAAAAATTTTATTTCAATCCTCTAGATTTTCTTACTTTCATAGATTTCTTTCTTTTTCTTAAAATTTTAGACATTTTTCTTTTTCTTTTCTTAGCAGCTTTCTTAGCCCCTCTTTTCTTTTTGTACTTCTCAATACCAGCTACTCTTACACATTGTCTACGACCAGGAACATATTTCTTTCCTTTTGGACACACTACCTTTAGTTTAGCTTTCTTTCCCCGTACAACCCTTTTCTTTTTAAGTTCAGATACAAAAGCTCTTATTAAATGACCCATTTCTATCTCATCATTTAATACCTCTTCTGTTACTTCACTAAACCAGCCATCTTCAATGGCTTCTTTTACTACATCTACTAATTCATTTTTTGTTACTTTCATTATATTTCTCTATCCTGCTGGACCTGCAGGTTTTAATCCTACAGTTTTCATTATTTCATTAAGAGTATAAGTTCTCTCATTATGTCTCGGTGGTATATTTGGTAAACTTATACCATATAAATCATGTCTTGCCCAAACACCATCTGTTACTTTTTTTAACGGTTTCAGAGTAGCCAAACTCTCTAAAACATAATTATAAATATCTTCTATATCTTCTTCATCGTAACCACAAAAAGTTGCTTGTTCCATAGCTAATCCTTTTAAACTATGTACGATTTTTATAAGTTCAAATATAAATTCGTTATTTACAATATAATCCTTACCACGATCATCAAGAGCTATACCTTTCAATACTCTATGAATATACGATCCCCACGTTTCATCAGGGTATTTGTCTCGTGTCCGTAAAGGCTTTCTCATATTATTCCTCTATATATAAATATCCATTAAAGTTTTTCTTTCATATTTTTTAGATATTCTAAGGTATTATCAGCAAGATTATTCAAAAATTCTCTATTTTCTTCTGTTTGTTTCCAATCTTCCGAGTCTATTGTATATCCATCAGGTGCTATTTGATTATGAAATTGTGGAGTTTCCTCCGTTAATTTCTTCCATTCAACTACCATTCTTTCCATATCATCTATATATGATTTCTTATTTGCTTTTATTTTATCCTTTTCCCAAACATCATACGTACCATCTAATCTCATTCTGTGTTCTACGTCCACTTGACAATCAAAACAATGACCATATAATCTCCACATCTTATCATCAAGATTCTTCTTCATTACCTTTTCACAGCTAGGACAAAACCAGGGTGTCCTGGCATCTTTCGTAGCCTCTAACCTGTCAAGCGCTTT